TACATTGTTTCTGGTAAGAAGCCAGCTTCAACTAGAGCGTATCTAGATTTAACTGCAATCTTAGGAGACATTGTACCTTCAGAGATAGTCTGAATTGATTCAGCCATCATGTAAGGCATAAACTTAAGACCTGGTTCGTCATCACCACCTTTTCTACCAACACAGATTCTAGTATCAGCGTAGTTCATGTTCTGATCTACGTAAACAGTCATACCAGCAAGTGAACCTACAGGGTATAATGTACCGTTATTTTGAGTCAAAGTGTTAGAGAATGGAGCGAATGTGAACTGGCTAATGTCTTGTAAAGCAGAAGCGATTTGAGAGTTAGTAACGATGAAGTTAGCAGGTCCTCTTCTACCTCTGTTAGCAACTACGTTAGCAGCAGCAAGAATTCTAGAGAATAATCTTCTTTGTAAAGTTGATTGGTTCTCAAAGTTGTTTGTTGCGATTTGACCAGGAACTGCTAAAGTAACACCAGTGTCATCTTTACCTACGTAAGCAGCAGTAGCTGAAGCAGCTGAAGTAGACAAGTTTAAGTTCAAGTTTTGTCCATCAACGTTGTTAAATGTGATGTGGTTAGACCAACCTAAAGCGAATGCTCTAGCAAGGATGTGCTTGTTGATAGCTTGAGAAACCTCGTTAACAAGAGCGTTTTCAATCATTGAAATCACATCGATACCGAATTGCTTATTCAAATCTTGGATTTGCTCAGTTGTAACAGAAGCAGCAACTTGGAAAGTCTCAGCTTCTACGAACTTAGTGAAAGTCGAAAGACCCATTGAGTTGTAGTATGTAGATTCTCCAACCGCTCTTAACATTGGGTTGTAAGTCTTAGTACCATCAACGTATGGTCCTTGCCAGTTTTGATCGTTGTTGAAACCAGCACCAGAGAAACCTTGGATATGATCTTCAAGACCTTTAACTAGAGAGGCTGTTGAAGTGACAACACCAACTGCGTTTGCAGTACTAACTGTTGTAGATGAAGATACTAAAGATCCAGCAACTACTACAGAAGCAACGTTCCAACCGTCACCGATGTTTGTGATTTGGTAAATTGGACTACCATCTATTCTTGATAAACCTACGAATTTAGCAGTGATATGTTGACTATAAGAAGTAACAGTACCAGTAGCACCGATATAGTAAGTTGTACCTACTGCAGCACTATTGAAACCAGTGATACCTGTGCTTACTGCAGTTGAAGAAGCAGCAGTTGTACCTGCAGAGAACTTAATCATTGTAGGAGAATCAGCTAAATCAGCACCTGAAGTACCTGAAGTAGCACCAGCGATTTTACCACCAGCGTATACGTAGTCAAGGTATGATAAGATACCAGTAGGACCAGACATTGGGATAACAGGAACGATATCAAAACCAACAGTCTTCGCAGCTACCTGAATAGCCAACGGAAGTAATGAAGGGAATTTATCGCCTGAACCTTGATATCCAGTGTTGTAGAAGTTAGCATTAGCACTTGTAGAAGCAGTACCAATACCGTAGCTAGCGCCTGGGAATAAAGGAGCTTGTACAGCACCCATACCGTTTACTACACCTAAAGTGTTGTAAGCACCAGCAGATTCGTTTAATGAATGGTAGTGACAATATTTAGTCAACCATCCTTTTTTGCTTTCATCTGTAATACCTGCTTTGCTCTCGATTAGAGGCGCCCAAGTACTATAGATTTCTTGTTCGTTAATCAATTTCATGATTTGTGTTTATTTTTTTTTGTTTTTTATCTGTTTGTAAACTTTTTCTCTAAAGCAGAAGCTATGTAATTCATGTAATCTGATGAATAAGCTTGTGTTGCTTGAGATGGGTTGTTTGAAACCTCTTCACTTTCATGAAGTTTTTGAAGACCAACTGGGCTAGTTCCAAGTTGACGTGTTGACCAGAAGTTTTTGATCTGATATGGAGTATCCAATCTGTAGAAGCTTGATTGAGCAATAATTGATTGCTTGTGTCCTTCAGATAAAGATTCCCAAACCTGAGCATACTCTTCAGGGATTTCGTCTATAAACTTGATACCCGTTTCGTTAATGTTCTCTGATTCGTTAAGTGATTCTGCTGCCTTTTGTTTTTTGGCTGTCGCTGCAAATCTGTTAGCAGCTTCGTTTATATTCTCCTCAGTTTTTTTGGTTTGAACTGATTCAATAAGAGAGTCGATTTTAAAAGAAAGATCATCATAGCTTCCTGCAAATCCTGATTCGTTAAGATCAGAGTCTGCTG